TCATATCAATTGTAGAACTATCATCATTGTAGACATCAAAGCCTAAAATAGTTTTTAGTTTAGTCAGATTCGGCATACCAAACGTTCCGACAAAATCTGCGACTGGCGCCTTAGTTTTGCCTGTTACAATTACAGATTTATCTTCTGCGATTGCATGAATCTCAGTCTCTGTATCAGTTCCCACGATCTTTACTAGATCAATGATGCCTAGACTATGCGTGTAACCGATGATGTCTAATAAGTTATCTTTCATTTATACTCCTCGTAATGTATTTAGGTAGATATACTGCGTATTATATCTGGATTTATTGTGTAAAGCAAATGTTTTGGTCATATGATTTACCCGAAACTAAACAACTCATCAAATGTTGAATTAGTGTCTGTGTTTGCTCGTAAGTCCCAATTAAGAACTCCTAGCAAGTTACTGATTTTTTCATCTACAAGTGTAGATTCCATAAGATTGTCATCGAACGGCAAGTCTCTAAACCATTCAGGGAGTCTAAGTTGATCTGTTGGGTATGCAATGCTTGTATAATCTAACGCATTAGATTTGAGTTTGCACACCACAACTTTAAAACCATCCATAATCTCCATAGAGTAGTTGTCATTATGTATTCTTTTGAGAGTATTCCAATTCATCGCCGCTCTTACGTGACCCGGCATATTTGCTCGACCCTTTTTAGATTTCTTTTCTAGTTCAGTATAATATGTTAACTTGTTTACAGATTTAGGAGAACCTTTTGTCCATGAATCCTGTTGACCTAGTATAAGTTTAAACTCTTTAATCTTTTCAATAATTTCATCACGTTGTTTTCCTGATAGTGTCATTTCTAAGACTTCCATTAAGAAGTCTTGTACATATGCAGGAGTATCCGCTCTCTTTAAGTCTAAGCCCATTGCTTTAACTTTCATTGCACCATTTACATCAGTACGTTTGTTTTCTGCATCATAGATATTAATTGCATATCTTTTCTTAGTGATAAACAATCCTCTGTCACCACAGACTTCTCTACCACCTTTGATAATCATACCTTTTTCACGTGGACAGTGAAATGCTTTTTCCATAAAGCCCGGGAACGATACATTACATTGATCAGCCATACTTTCATATAAGTCAATGAACGTTTGCTTTTTATCTTCTAACGACATGTCTGCTGGAAGATCATCTTTAAGCATAGGCCATGCACTAAAGTAACAAGAGTCAGTATCACCATAAATCATTGAGTCACCTACATGATCATACTTGCCAGTCATTATCTCATTAACAAATGCTGACATATGTTTAGTGATAGAACGACCTGTAAGTGTTGTACTTTGTCCTATGCGTTTATCATAGAATCGACAATGTTCATTCAAAAGTGCACCATATGCAGAGTTGAGCAAAATTTTACGAACTAACTGACGTTTGTCCCAATACTCAATATCTTCTTTTGTAGTTGCTTCTCTAAGTTTGCCTTGCATAATCTTACGATCAGAATACCATTTAGACAACAGTCCTGGAATCACACCCTCAGTATCTGATCTAAAGATTGTACCATTTGCACTAAGGATATAAGGATTGTTAGAATCATAAATCATCTTCCATGCTTGTGCGGCACTCATCTGTTCTTCTCTGCCATCTTCGTAATCAATCGTCAGCATAGTGCCACGTTCCTGATTTTGAATAGCAGTGTATTCTAGTGAACCGAACAGACCCTCCCATAGTATGGGTCCTTCTACTGGGGCATCACCTTCTTTGTATCTAGGTTTTTGTTTAGCCAGTTCTAACCCTCTTTCTTGCATGTATTGTTCAGTGATAGTTTGCCTAACTTGCCCTACAATAGTTTCTGGAGCCATGTTCAAGGCACGAATCGTTGAAGGATAAAGTGAGTTGATATCGATAGAGCCTATCCACTCATGTAGTCCTTTCTTAGGATTCATCACATAAGCACCTGCCGCTTGTCCTTCACTTATTGTATTGATATTCTGTCTTATCTTGTTGGGGACAACCATGCCACGTTCATGTGCTTCATTCATTACTGCCATTTCAATCATAGCAACTGAGCCCATGACAGTTGGAAGCAATACAGTATTTTCATGTGCTAGTTGATTAGCAAGTTCTAAAAACTGCAACTTATCATCTAGTTTTTTAAGCAGTAATGTATCCTGTCTGTTATATTCGATGAACTTTTTAAAGTCTTTGTTATACAGTTGATCCAGTGACCCTTCATACTCAGTCTTCTTTTCACCAACTTCCATTTCACCAATCGCATCTAGTTTATAACTATGACGAGATTCATAGTTGTATTTCTTGTAAAGTTGTAGATAGTCTAAGTGAATACGACCAACTAAGTCAAACGTTTCTTCTTCTTTACCAAATCGTTCATACTTGCGTTTCTTAGGATACTGCCCCAACAGACAAAATCTACGTGTATCATCTTTAGACATCACACGGGTGACACGATTGACCATATACGGAATATCATATCCTTCTGAGTTCCAACCTGATAACACATCTGCATCTTCGATTAAAGAAAAGAATGCATCAAACAATTCTTTTTCTGTTCTAAACAACATAGTATCAGGGAACTCCGCAATTGCTTCTTGTGCAGTCTCATACGTCATATGCTTAGGGGGAATAGCAAGACAGACTAACTGATCAAGCCAGTCTAAGTATAAACTAACAGCAGTTACAGGATTAAATGGATCACTTGGAGGAGAGAATCCTCTACTAGGATCAAAGTCTACCTCGATATCAAAGAAACATGTGTGTAGTTTAGGAGCATCAATCTTTAGATAATTTTCACTAAGACATCTAAAGACGATCGGAATGTCTGCCTCAAACAGACGTTTCTTACCGTGAATACGTTTTTCTTTTTCCCACTCTGCTTGTTTGCGTGACGAAAACTTTTTAACAGGCGTACCATAAAGTGATCGATGTTTACCCTTAGGGTCTTCATAGTACAAAACATAATTTGTAGGATATTCTTTAAACTCTCTGAGTCCCTCAGGAGTACGTTCTACGACATGTATTCGTTCCGAAGTCTTGTCATGTATTGCATCGACATATGACATTAAAGAGTTCTACCAACTGTCTCCAAGATATCGTTCAGTTGCTCATGGTCAGCATTCGTATCAGTTAGTTTGCTTTTGTATGCAATTCTGATTGCTTTTTTAAGAATAGAAGGCTTGATTTCAAGTTCTTCTGCGATTGCTTTTACAGTATCATTGAGTCCACCATTCAGTGTTTCAACTTCCTGCATTACAGCCATTCCTTCATTAACAAGTTGCTTCATTTTAGTAACTTGCTCTGGGTTAAAGTATTTACCTGCCATTATTATCTCCTATGATTATGTAAATCTATGCATATAGTATACAGAATAGTCTGTATGTTGTCAAGGGTATATTTACCCGTTTCTGTCGTCATCGTTTTGTTGGATGACATTTTCTAATAGAGTGAGTGGCGCCCCCTCTAGTTTAGAATAATATAACAATGCTTTTGTATCTTTCGGAAAACAGTGTCCACCAAAACCAAACTTACCATCTGGTCCAGGGACTTGCATATGACTGTCTCCTATTCTTGGGTCACGTTTTACCATGTCAGTAAACTGCTCCCATGTAGTCTCTGCATTGCTTGATTGGTGCAAATGAAATAATTCATTAAAGAATGATACTTTCGTTGCTAACCAACTGTTAATTGTGTATTTGATTAGACTTGCTGTTGTGAAGTCTGTTTTGAATGTGGGTACGATTTTGACTTGACTATGATGAATGTATGCTTGTTCTACTTCGATACAGTCTTGTAAGTCTCCGCCTAGTATTTGCATATTTGGATTAATAAAGTCTTCTAAACTATTTGCTTCAGTTAAGAACTCAGGATTATATACAAGTCGTAATCCACTAAAAAGTTTCTTAAACTGCGTTAGATGATTAGGAGTAATAGTAGATTTAACTACTACAACGTTTGCATAGTCTGTAAGTCCAATGTTAAGTAATACATCACGTACTATGTGAGTGTCTACATCTAAATGTGATTCTTGTTGCGGTGTAGGTACACAGACAAATATCATGTCTGGATTCCATTCTACTAAATCTTTAATTGTATGAGAATTGATTGCAGGGTCAACAATAAATTGTTCCGTATCATTAGTAAAGCCGTTGCTGACTGCGGAGCCAACAAACCCTTTACCGATTATGCCTAACTTCATACTTCGCCTTTAATTTTTGCTACAAGATATTCTTGTTCGTAATTTGGGTCACCATGATAGACCGGGGCCTTTGCAATTGCTTTGTCTACTCTCATTTTGATCTGCCAGAGTTTCTTTTTCATGTCTGAACCCGTGTAACCACAGTTCCTTTCATTCAACATTTCATACTCTAGTTCCCAAATGATATGTAGTGCTTTTTCAACTTCAGGTAATATCATGTGTTCTATTGTAATATTTAATACGGTTAGAGTCAAGCAAAACATTTCCCAAAAGCAATTATTGATAAATAATAGTATGAGAGCCTATCAATTTATCAATGAAGATCCGCTTAAAGACTTGGAAAACAGACTTCCCAAGATTAAGAGTGATCAATATAACGTAGACGAAAAAGGTAAAATTTATCGTAATGCCAAGCAGGCTGCCAAACAAGCACATAAAGCAAGACAAGAATTAACTGCTTCTGATCAAATGTTTGATGATGGTTTAAACATTGAGGATGAAGTAACAAAAGCCGCACATTGGATGGGTAATGTTTTAAAAATTGAAAATATGCCTAAAGTCAAGTTAAGTTACGATACACAAGAGGCACAAGACGGTCATCATACAGGTAGACACGAACTTGGTTCTGACGAGATTTGGGTCTATGGCAACAGAAATCTAATTGATATTCTTAGAACAGTATTCCATGAACTCGTTCATATCAGACAAGGAGAAAAAGGTTTAATCACACCCAATTCAAGTTATCCAGGGTCTCCTATAGAATCAGAAGCAGACGAAATTGCCGGCAAGTATATTAAAATATACGGAGAGCAAAACAATCACGTTTTTCAATAAACTCCGAAACAAATTTACAGAACATCCACACTCTTTGGGTGAAACATACACGGAACATTTAAGTTGTGCATTGTACTATGGTGTAAGTATGCTATTAACAGGCTTTGCTGTTATCATACATGCGTTCTTTCCGTTTTTGTTTGTGACAACTGGTAGTGATCTTGCAAAAGAAATCTGCAAGGATGTTAACAAAAGAGAGTTATAACTCTCTTTTTCGTAACAATCGTATAAACTCTTTAGATTTATCAGTACGTACACCAGTAACTTGTAAAGTAATGCGAGGGTGATGTCCTGCGTTTGCAGTTGAGTGAGGTACATCTTGCCATCTAAACGTAGTTACATCTCCTGCTTTCCAATGTTCAAATGTGTAGTTACCATAACTAAACCATTGACCGGGTCTCCAATCAGATAATTGAATCATGTATCTTTCTACAGTATCTGGGTCTTCAAAGTTCCATTTCTCTAATTTATCCATATGCAAATTCCATACTTGGCCTGGATTTTGTACATGAATTCTAGTCATCATGTCATCTAAACCAAACTGATCTGCAATTGCTTGTATGTTTGGTGGCACTTCCCAGTTAAGATTACTGAC